TTCGCCAACATATAATAACGAAAGTAATTGTTCCCAATAGCACCATAAGCACTATTAAGTTGAATCTTCTTCGCCATCTGGATGTTGTTACATCTTGAGATTTCTCTCTCAAGAGCCTTCGTAGGTGTTTTCTCATAATCTTTTTTTGCTTGGATCATCTTCTTTTTGAAGACAACACGTTCAGAGTAGATCTTCTCCATCAACTTAGGTAAGAAACCACGAGTCTTAGTGGTGAACATAGCACCATTAGGACAGACAGTTACATCCTCCAGTCCAGATAAATCCACCTCCTCATTGAGAAGTTTATCTACACTGACGTTAGGATACCTATCATCCAGAAGAGTCTCTGGTGATATATTGTACTGCATTATAAGATGAGGATACAGTGAGTTCAAGTCAAAGGATACTACCCAGTCATACATGCCAGGTTTAGGTTCCTTCACGTATGCACCAGCATACTTCTCACTCTTATCCTGCTCTCTCTTAGGTGGTATAACAATACCTTTCTTCTTTAGATCATTGTATATGATCATGTCCCACATACGAACCTGATAGAAGACATCAGTAAAGTTCACCTTAGCATCATATGCCATAGTGATAGCAAGCTCAATGAGCTTCATCTTCTCCTCAAGACCGTCAACAATTCTAACGTCTTGTACGTTATAATCTACAAACTTATTCCATCCCTTAGAATAGAACTCCTTGAATGTATCATACTCTGAGTGATCTAGTTTCTTCTTACCTAATTCTACCTCACCAATATAATCTAATCTATAAGATTCCTGTGCTTTATAGGTGAACTTCTTGTACAAGTCCATGTAATCAAGAACAGTTACACCAGCAATATCATATACAAGTTGAGGTCTACCCATCATATAGATCTCCTCATTGGTCACCAAACCCCAAGGAGATAACTTCTTCATTGACTTCTCCCCAAGAACTCTAGTGATTCTCTTAGCAAGATATGGTATATCATATAACTGACAGTTCCAACCAGTCACAACCTCTGGTGGATTATGGCTCCAGTAGTTTATGAAATGTTGTATTAGATCATACTCATCATTACACTGGACATACTTAACCATCTTATCCTGAGTCCTGTATGGTCCTACCCCAAAGGTTAGAATCCTCTTAGTGTTATAGTCTTGTAAAGATATAAGTAAGAGCTCTTCATCACACTTCTCTACTGTAGGGAACCCATTCTCAGACTGAACCTCAATGTCAATGGTGACAAGGTTCATCTTCTTTATATCAAATTTTATTTCCTGTTCAGGATACTTCTCTGAAATATACTGGTAGATATATCTGTTGTTACCGTAAATATCAAATCCATCTACATCACCATGACTCTTGATAAACTCTCTAGTCTCACGTACAGTACCAGGTTGAATACTCTGTACATACTTACCATCTAATGTTCTATACTTAGTCTTCTTCTTACTAGGAACGAACATCGTGGGTTGAAACTTCTCCCTCGACGTAAAACTCTTGCCACCCTCATACCCTCGGACAAGGAAGTCATTGCCCACCATTTGAACGTTGGTGTAGTATCTCATCCTGCGTGTATAGGTTCTCCTATTTTAACAAAGGATGACCGTGAAGTCAACTCCTTCTCACGTTCCCTAAACAACCTGACAAAATTGTTGAACATATACTGTATATCTTCCTTACTCATATAAGGTGCTGGCATATTCAAATACGATCCCTGATCATCACTTCTCATCTCAACAATAAGATCCTTATCTACAAAACCTGCATTAACACACATATCCCTCATAGGTGTACCATGATAAGGAGTGTATATGAATGCATTAGTATCATTACATCCTAACTGTGCTGCTAGTTCAACTGACTTCATACATTTTTCCATAGTCTCATATGGATATCCTATGATGAAGTTGCATGTAGTAGAGAGACCTGCATCACGAGCAATCTGAAATGCATTGATTGCTTTCTCATTATGATATACCCTTCCAATAACTTCTTTACGAAAATCATAGTCACCATGTTCCACACCCATATTCAGTTTCAAACATCCAAGTTCCTTTAGTGTCTTTGCTTGATATGGGCTAAGCAATTCTGGTCTTGTCTGAGTAAAGAATGGTAGTTTGTATTTACTATACATCTCTGCCCACTCATCAAAACCTTTCTTTGACATGGTGAGGAATGTATCTGTAACAATCCAAAGAACTTCTATATCATGCTTCTCAATGAGATCTATAATCTCCATCTCCTGATGTTCTACAGTTCTTTTTCTAAAGAATAAACTATCAGTCTCTTCTTTATACAAACCAGCATTAGAAGGTGAATTACAGAATTTACATTTGAATGGACAACCACGTTGTGTTTCTACAGTAGCAATCTTTATTATCTTACCTTGAAATGGTCTGTATAATGCTTTGTCTGTGAATATAGTATGATCAGTTGGAGGTAATGTATTGACATTCAACGCAGGTCTCATTGGATTAGGATGAATGTTAGGTAGATGATGACCATCCTTACCTTCACTAATAAGATCCATTAGTTCTGGTATTGCTTCATCTCCTTCTCCTCTACAGATATAATCACACTTACCTTCAAACGCTTGTGGATAATATGTACAGAATACTCCACCACATACACTGATAAACTTTCTATCAGTGATCTTACTCATAAATTTTTGCCACAGATAGTAAGTGTCCTCCACAACAGAGGAGATGATGACATCAGGTTTATATTCTATTACCTTCTTTCTCCAAGCAGTATACATATCATCTTCCTCTAGCATAAAGAAAGATGGTGGTATATCATCTCGTTCCCACTTATACTCTGGGAACATCTGTCTGCTAGATCTTTCTATATCTCTATCAGGACGAGCAAAATCTGGCGACTCAGTATCCTGACAATACCAAGTAGCATCAAATAATTCTACATTATTATACCCTGCTCTCTTTAGACATGCAGATATAATTGCAATTCCCCCTGGAGGGGTAACCCGCATATGCTGATTAGGATATAACCATAATATCCTAAGATTTTTCATTTACTTTCTTGGCCGTAAGACTCTGATACTTATCTAGGTGGTGTGCATCAGGTTCTAAAATTGTCAAGATACTATCTGAATGGATGATCAACTCTCTCTGCATAGAGAAGGATGGCCAATGTTCCATGAACTCTCCTTTGATCTCAAATGGTTCTATCAACTTACAATCAGGTTCACCCAATTCAGTTGACAATTCTTCAATACGAGCAATGAGTACAAGTGAGTACTCCTTCAACATTAATATTTTTATCATAGAGATAGACTCTTGGATTTTAAGTTTACCACAGTAGAACGTACTTTGTCAATATAACCTTGGTTTCGTAACTCTTTGAAAACCATGTTCTCGAAACCATACTCACCATACTTCTGAAGTGATACAGTTCTGCCAACTCTAAGTTTCTTTACCAATGACCTTAGTGCTTCTGGATCCTCACTGTGAATAAAGGTATCAATCTTATGCTTTAGATTTTTTACTTTCTTCTCTAATTCTTTTTCATCCAAATCCTCTTCCATCTTCTCTGGTTTCTGTATCCATGACTGCCTCATCAAACTATAAACACCTTGACTCTTCTTACGAGTAACACCAGGTCTCTCAATATATGGTTCTGCTTTTGCTCCAAGAATAGTTACGTTATGAGTCAACTCCCATAAAGTTTTCTTATCCATGTAAAACTCATCTAATAGATCAGGATTACAATCAGGAATATACTTAGGATCTACAACAAGATGTACATCTAAGTCAGACATAACAGTATAGTTATAACCTGCATTACCACCAAGTAATATAACATCTGTAATTGCCCTATCATCAAGATCAACATAATCTGCAAATGCTTTTGCAAATCTCATCAATGCTTCTCTGACCTCAGGCTTGAGAGAATCCCCAATCCAGAAAACTGGATTGAGGACATCTGTAAATCTAAGAGATATAGTTTCTCTTAGATCCTTTGGTTTAATATGTTTTAGAACTCTAGAATACAAGGGACTATAATAAGTCTACACTGTATTTAGAGCCAATCTTTCCGTTGCTGTGCTTCAGGAATGATCTTTTCAATGTCAATAAGTAACAATCCATCTTCGAATCGTACTTCCTTGACTACTAGTTCCTCAGGTAATGCCCATGTACGTGTGAACGCACGTTGTGCCAATCCCTTGTGAACATAGTCTTGTTCTACACCATCGGCTTTCTTGCCTTCAAGAACAAGTTTACCCTCTTGGGTATATACCTTCAGATCCTCTTTCTTGAATCCTGCTAGAGCTACCTCAACCCTATACTCATGGTTAGAAACCTTTATTGTATTATAAGGTGGGTAGTTTGTGTTTGCAAAATGCTGATCGAATTCCTGATACCAATCATCGAATCCTATCATGTTGCGTTGTACTTTATCTAAGTATGCCTTAGTCTCAGGCACGGACAAAGTAATAGAGTTAGTACCAAACATGGTGACCTCCTTGAGCGTCTGTTGTAATGTCCCCGTAGGCGACATAGTTAATTATAACAGATCAGTCCTGTACTAGCGTTCGGTTGTTACTATCAAAAAGTACGGATGCCTTCTGAGGTTTTCTATGGTGTACAGGTAAACTTACCTCTAACTCCAACTGGTTTCTAGTCTCAATATACAATGATTTCAAATAATCCATAGCATCCTCAAGAGTATTATAACGCTTACCATCTATCTTACAACAAAAATTACCAGGTAATCTTTTAATATCAGCATTGAACATACCCTCTATAAGTTGCTTCAATTTCTTTTGACGTTGACCTTCACCATATATCTCTACTTGTAATTGTTTACTACCTCTATATGATTTGACTATATGACCCCAATATCCCATAGCACCTTCCCACTTAGCAAGTCTTTCTTTAGGTGGAAAATATCTATAGTCATCTAAATCAATAGCATAGATATCCCCTACATCATCTACTATAAAATTATGAGGTGCATAACTATCAAAACCATATTCAGATTCACCTAATACTATATCATCAAAAACTATATTGTAATCAGCAATACTCCTCAAGAAATGTCCTTTGATAAACTGTGATTCTATTATCAATACATTCTCATCACATACCACAGTAAACTCAGGTATCTTTACCCTACTAAACTTTACATCACGTAACCTATGAAGGTTCTGAAACACCTCAAGCATATCATTACTATCAGCAAATAACATCTCCTTCTTCATAGTAAGAGATGTTATCTGATAGATCCGATGACCCGTCGTACAATGACGAGCGTAGGTCATGTCTCAGTTCCTTTCTTCTTCCCTATATTGTACTTAGTTTCTAAATCCCAATCGCCTTTCTCTTTATATGCAATAACCTTTATCTGATTTAGTGGTGCTATATCTGTTGCCACATCTGGCTTTAGAATAGTAACCAAACCCCAATCAGATAGTAGTTGAATAATTCTATTCCTTCTCTGAACATCATTGACACTGAGGTTTGCTCTCTTACCATCTAATGCAAAGAGTTCTTTGAAGTGAACTATGTAATACTTACCCTGCTTATGTAAAATATGACAGGATTGGTACAACTTCTTTTCTTTCCTTGATGCTACTCCTATCCGTGTAAGTGTCTCACGAACTTTCAGGAAGTCATCTGGTTCTGATAGCAACACCTCGACCATCTTGTCGGGTGACCACTGATATTCTGGTTCCATCCCACTCATCTCAATCCTCCAGTATCAAGTTTACTTTTAATAAAATTCAGTTGTTCTTGTGAGAGAAGTGGTAGGGCTTGCTTGGCTTTTTCATTACTATAACCATAGTATTCTTTAACCAGTTCAAGGTTTTTCAATTCTTCTTTTCTAATCCAAGGAGAATATCTCTTCTTAGACCTGAGTGTATTTAGATAAAAGTCATACTGTAACTTCTTGTCTAAATTAGGGTTCATGTTCATCTCATTAGCAAACATGATCGCATCTATATGACCTGCCATACATTTGTTTACAACGTATGCTGGATACTTAGACTCAAGAAGTTCATCCTCATCAATAAGGTTCTTCTTAGAAGTGTTGATAGTATTGAGCCAATCTTTTAGTTCCATTATCCCTGCCATAACATATCAGGCATTGCTGCTGGTTGTTGTCTTCCTATAGTGAACATAAGAATGAAGTATCCAATGAACCAGATAATGTTAAAGATCCATGCTTGTCTAATCAAATACTTACGTATACCCATAGAGACTAGAACCTTCTTAACATCTGCTTCATTATCTTCACTTCCTCGTGCTCTGAAGATCTGTTCTATTATAACTGCAATGATTGCACCTACCACTAGTGGATAGAATACAAAATTTGCAAATGACATTATTGAGATTAGAAATAGCATTAGTCGAATCCTTGTTGGTTATTCATCTGTTAATGATCCTCTCTTTCATTTCAGGTGTCCAGTTATCATAGTAACCAGTCTTCTTTAGTTCTTCTCTTGCTTCCTCAACTTCTTTCCTCTTCTGGACAATCATCATACACAACTCACCTTGATTGACTATAACACCACCAACATCTTCTACTAAATTTGGTGTCTCTTCAAGAAACAAAAATTCAGGATACTGATCATTGAATGTCTTGGCAAGTACTTCTAACTCATCACAAGTAGGTAGCATAGTATTCTGAAAGAGATATATTATAACATCCTTTTCCCAGTCTCGTAAATCCTTTCTCAAATCCTGAAAGGATATAAACTCTTTCACTTGAACATTACCATCTAACCATGCTTTCTTAGCAAAGGGACATGGTGGTAGATTGTCAAAGACTTCATTAGGTTTACTGAGGAAGTCTAATACCCAATCCTCTATTTTTAGGTTGGATGATGATTCTGTCGTTGTCATAATCAGGAATAAATTCTAATGGGATATCATGTTCCCACATAAGTTCTTCATACAAGGTGTTCAGGCGATCCATGTCCTGATAGAGATCATTAATATGATCCATTTTCTTGTTCAGTAAGAAACTCTTTCAACGATGACTGACAATCAGGTGCTTCAGGATAATGATATCCTTTCTTCATTCTCCAGTCACTATGCATTGCTTGTAAATGCCATGACTGAGCAAGACTTTTAGGTCCATTGGTAAGCAATTCTTCAGAACGAGAATCTAATAGTTTCATTCCTTTATACTCTTCTCTCCAGTTTGAATCATCCCAGAGTTTTTCCATAGTACGAGTTCCTTACGTTTCTGTTGTGCTTTAGTATAGGTAGCAGTAGACCTCATAGTATATGTATGATCATACTCTGCAGCAGACCAACCAGAGAACCTATCCCTAATCAAATTAGATGAGTTATAACTGACCAATTGATCATGCTTACAGTCATCACATTTCTTAGAGAATTCATCGTGACTGAAATATCTATGAAGAGCACCCTTCCTACCATAAAGGTTAGAATCTATTTCATATGGTGGATCTAAGTATATAAATGAACCTTCTCCCTTTAGAAGTTCTTCGTATGAATGGTTTGTAATTTTCCAGTGTCTGATAAGGGATTGGTATCCGCTAAGTTTTCGAATTCCCCTCTCAGAAAAATTGGATTCTGATGCTTGGGCTGAGAAGGAACTCGACTCAGTGAGACCAGAAAAACTACACTTATTAACAACATAAAAACACCTTGCACGGTGGTCACTGGATAAGGAGTTGTCGTTAACTTCTTCTTTACACGTTGTAAAAAGTTCTCTTGCTTTATCTCTGTCATTATACTCTGCCTTGAGGTCTAAAAGTTGTTTCTCTAACTCAATTCCATTTACTTGTAACTGAGTCCAAAAATTATATAGAGGTCCATACAAATCGTTGACCCATATGAGTAGGTCAGGATACTGTTTAGTTACCCACAATGCAACTGAACCACCTCCTAAGAATGGTTCTCTAAACTGGTTGTACTTCGTCAGATCTGGAAAGAACTGACTCATCTTCGTTATTGCTCTGCTCTTGCCACCTGGATAGCGTAGCGGAGTTTTCAAGCTCTTCATTAATGTAGTCCTCTAGGGTATGATTGGGTTCCCAATCTAGTAGGAGTCTTGCCCTCTCATTATCGGCAAGAGTTTCCCTGGCTTCACCAGGTCTTTCTGGAAGTGCTACTCTATTATCAGATATCATATCAGCAAGATCATTCACAGAATGATTAGTGCCAGTACCTACGTTGATAGCAAGACCAGAATAGTTAGTCATCATAGCATTGATGTTTGCCTGTACGACATCATCAACATGAGTAAAGTCTCTACGTTGCTCACCATTTCCTACAATAGTCAATGGTTCATCACGTTTGAACTGCTCTAAAAATAATCCAACTACAGGTGCATATGTTCCTTTCAGTGGTTGACGAGGACCATATACATTGAAGTATCTAAGTGTAATAGTCCTAAGACCATACAGATTATGATACATGTCACACATTATCTCAGCAGATTTCTTACTAGCAGAGTAATGATTGAGACAATGGGTCTGCATAGACTCCTTCAAAGGAGGTTCATTTACTAGACCATACAAGGAAGATGTAGAAGAGTTTATGAATCTTCTAACACCAACCTGCCTTGCACATTCTAACATGTTTACAGTACCTTGAATGTTTGTCTCCAAACATTCTTTAGGATTCTGCATAGCAATCTGAATCCTACTCATTGCTGCTAGGTGAAAGACATACTCCACACCATCAAACAATGGTCTGCAAGCATCGAAGTCACGTATATCAACTACATGATTCTCAGCATCGTCCTCATACCAATTGAAAGCATCATTCGATACAGCAGATTCATTATCAATGACAACAACCTGATGATCGTTCTGCAGTAATCTACCAACAATATGAGAGCCAATAAAACCTGCTCCACCAGTAACTAAACATTTCATCTTTGCATTTTGATTGGTATAGGGTTGGATAATAGATCCTTAATGCTCATGTAAGCATAGGCAGTAAAGACTTGTGGGACTATGAAAGCCACCATTGCTACTGTCCAGAATACGTAATACTTAGTCTCTTTGTTTTGAGTAGTCATTTGAATTCGCAGTTGCACATGATTTCAGTAAGAGCTGCCAATAGATTTATCTCTTGGTCAGCTACAAAAGCAGATTGATATTGGTATTTCGCAATAATCAATACTGCCTCTGGTATAGACTTGGGTTTCATAGACTCATAGATTGAGTCGTAGATACTTCTTAGTATAGCATTTGGATCATTATCTAGGTTCTGAACTATCCATTTCCTAACATTAGGAAACTGTTTCTTGGTGAGGTATCCCACCAATTCAGTTACATTTACATTATCTAGCTCTACAAGAATACCAGAATCTATACTACCACTAGCAGAATACCTTTGGCATTCATTCAGGACTCTTCTCCAGTCTGGGAAGTGTTTGTTGATGAGTTGGATAAGTACTTTGTTATCACTTTTGCACCCTTCTCCGTCCAAGATAGATAATAATCTTTTAAAGAATTGTGCTTGGATTCCTGGTTTCTCTTTAGCATTGATGCTGAAGTCGATAACTGAGCATCTGGAATGTAAGGGCTCGATTATTTTGTTCTTGTAATTACAGGTAAAGATAAACCTGCAGTTTTTGTAGAAGGTCTCAATATTCGCTCTAAGAAGGAGCTGTACGTCGGCAGTGGTATTGTCTGCTTCGTCGATGATGATAACTTTGTGACTTCCATCAGATGTGAGAGAGACTGTGGATGCGAAGTTCTTTGCTTGGTTCCTGACTGTATCGAGGAATCTCCCTTCGTCTGATCCGTTGATGACATAATAGTCTGCTCCTAATTCTTCACATAAACATTTAGCAACTGTGGTCTTTCCAATACCAGGAGGACCAGACAGTAGCAAGTTAGGTATCTCACCTTGAGATAAGAACTCCCTAAAGGTTTTCTTTATACTCTCAGGGAGAATACATTCATCAATTTTCTTGGGTCGGTATTTTTCAACCCAAATAAAGTCACTCATTTTTCACTAATAAATTCATTGCAAAGAGAGTCCGTTTACCTTCAGTAGGTGGGACTGAGTGGTAGATGAAACCTGGCCACACTACTAGTGTACCACTTTTCGGTACAATTTTCAAGTTCTTTAGTCCATGAAAACATATAGGTGCAGCATTCTCCTCTACATCAACATAATATGTTGCAGCATACGGACAAGGAAAATGCTGATGCTTTACAGCATGATGTCCAGAGTTGGATTCATACATACATATCCAAAAATCTCTAAGATATAATGTATGCTCAAATCCAGAGAACCCACAGAAAGAATTATCAGCATCCTTTATATGTTTTATATTCTCAATCAATTCATCTATGAATGGTCTAAACCTATGGTCCTTCTTATGAGTTTTATAATCACTATGCCATGCCTTGACATTGCTTTCATTATTCTCAGGAAATCTTTCTCTATGATCTAATATAATACTCATCAATTTCTTCTTATCTAAATCTACTTGCATAGAATAGACAGGAAGTGACATCAGAACATTACTAATATTCATCTAGATTTCTTAGTTGTGATAAGATCCATCCATATGCTTGTACAATATCACCTTGATCTTTCCTAAAGAGATCCTTATCAAAACTCTTACCATCCTTCCATAGTCTAAAACTATCAGGTGATATCTCATCTGCAAGATACAAACCACCCTCAGGGGAGTGTCCATATTCTACTTTGAAGTCAACTACTGTAAGACCTATCTTACCAAAGATATCCTTGAAGTGCCTGTTCAGCATCAATGCTGCACGACCAAGAGTCTTATGGTCATAACCCATTAGACTAACACGGTCAGGTGTAAGTAATGGATCATTCTTCTCATCATCCTTGAGATTGAACTCAACAAGAGGAGGATCGAATACCATACCCTCAGGTAATGGTGTCTGTCTTACTATAGATCCTGCTGCTACATTCCTGACGATAACTTCAACAGGTATGATAGTCAGCTTCTTACAAAGCATAGTTGTTGGAGAAGGTCTGTCAATGTAATGTGTCAGACATTTACCTTCAAGGTATTTGAAGAACCATTGAGATATACCACAGCAGACAGCACCCTTACCTTCAGGAAAGTCTACCTTCCTACCATTACCTGCAGTAACCTTATCCTCATACCGTATGATGATCTTATCAGAATCATCGGTACTAAGAACTGTCTTTACCTTGCCCATCGAGTTTCTTTATTTGGAAGAGATTGGATCTTTGATACTTCTTTATCTTCTTATACTTCTTCAGTACATCTGCAAGTACGTCCTTATTGACACGTACTTCAGGTTTATCATCCATCGGTTTCATAACTGGAATCAGGCTCCAACGCAATGAAGTATGTTAGTTTATAATCTGGATTATAGAACCTTGCTAGATTCTTCTTAGATATAACAACTTCATATTTACCAGTAACTAACTTGATGTTCTCTATCTTGAAGTTGAATTGGAATATCTTCTTAGTCTCATTTACTACGATAGCAAACTCATTAGACGTATCATTCTTACGATCACTAACAACTAACTTGACTACACCATCTCCTCCTACAACTGACAAGTCAGGTAACTGAAGAATAGAAGCAGACTTCATTAGTTTGACTAACTGCTCTTCTGCTATAGCAAAGGATACGAACTCATCAGGGAGTTCCATATTCTTCTCAGGTGGTGCAATAATAACACTAGGATCTGAGAAGAAGTACTTCGATCTCTGATGGAACTGATATGCACCAGCAGATTTTATACTTGCAAAATTAGGATTAGTTGATACATCTATATCTGCATTCTTATACAACGATACTGTATTCAAGAACTGAGGTAAATCATAGATAGCAAAATCTTTAGGTACGTACTCCTCTATCTCTGCCTCTGCCAATACATTTTTCATTGGAGAGATTGTACGTAGTTTCTTACCTTCCTTGAATGCAAGGGATTGATTGATTGTCGTAAAGTTCTGAAGTATCTTCAGAGTTGTGTCAGACAGTTTCATAGTGTCACGGAGTTTCATTATTTGTCATAGTCTACAGCAAAGGCGGTAGAATTTTCAGCGTTACGTTTGTTCGCAGCATCACGCTTGTCTGAAAAATGTAATAGTAGCATACCGTAATGGATTATCTTTATGATATCCTTACGTGCTGATCCTTTTCTGTCGTAACGAGATGCATACTTTAGGACATTACTCCTACAGAATGCTTCAGCATCACCTACTGAGTCAATGAGATCAAGAGTCTGTACGTTTCCGACAGAGTAATGACCCCTGTAAGTCATGCCAACATAATCATCGATCTCTTTCAAGATCTGATCTTCACTGTACTTTCTCATACATATTGGTCTTATGATCTATATTATAGCACACCTAATGATCCAGCTGCAACCCCGACTCCACAAAAAAATGCAAACTCCAACAGACCATGAACACCTGCTGGAGTTGATATTATTATACTATTGAAGAACGTACTGACCAACATTGGTGTATGCGAATGTAACTACGGTTGTAAGAAAAATTAATTGATACATTAGGAAGGTACTGGTGCATAGATTGGTTGAAGCATTCCCTTTCCACCACCTTGATCATCATCGTCATCTATATCTGCTCCTGAAGCATAATAGATAAGGAGTAATATCAATACTGGTACAAATGGAAATAGTAATGCTAGTTGTACGTCTGACATTTAGAATATGCCTGGAATGATTTGTCCTGTAGTAACGTAAGCACCGATAGCGGAAACGAATCCGATCATTGCCCAACGTCCGTTTGCGAGTTCTGCTTGTTCGTTCATTGTCTTGTCCTGAGGAATAATTTGGATCTGTGGTTCAGTGGCAAACATGTTCTGTCTTCCACCATCTTCTGTTGTTACCATCTAATGTAAAGTAACGTAACAGAATTATATATCAAATCAGTAGTTTATGTCAAGTATTTATACTCACACATCAATTTACTAAACTTATCTCACCTATAACAGATACTAATAATAATCCTCTTGTAACTTCTTTACCCACTCCTTACGACCACAGTATCCATGAGCATCACCATCTACCATGTTTCTATGCTCATGTACGTGCAGTAGTTCTATCATAAGAAAAAAACCTATACACATCATAGGTAGCATCCACAGAGGATGTCCTAAGACCTCACAAAACTCCTTATAATAATCTTCAAATTTCATGTGCTTGCACAATAAAAAAGGGAGTCGTTAGACTCCCTTATAATTATATCACTTCTGCGATCAGAAGGTGAACTTTACACCAGCCTTAGCACCCCAGTTTACTAGAGAATCACCAGAGGAATCCTCATCAGAAATACCAGAGATCTCACCGTATACTGATGTAGCATCAGCAACAGCATAAGAGATACCAGCCTTACCAGAGAAATCTACGTCTGTGTCATCAGTTGAGTCAGCGTGACTAACTGCAGGACCACCCTGTACGTAATATCCTACTTTACCTTCGCCACCTTCGTATCCAATATGGATATCAGTAACTGCAGATGAATAAGATCCATCAGGATAGGAAAGATTGCTTTCTACGTTCACGTAAGGACCAGCAAAAGCGGCTCCAGCGAGTAGAAAAGGGCTTGCTGCGACAGCAGCGATTGTTGATTTGATAGACATGTTAGTAGTTGTCTTGTCTCGCAAGGATAATAAAAAAACCCTGCGGATGATAAAGTCCTCGACAGGACTTATAACATTCTACGCAGAGATGACGATCTTTCGGGTCTCTTCGTTTATGTGTTAGTATTTAGTATAGCATGAAGTTATGTAAACCGTCAAGTACGTGTCCAATCAATGACTTTCCTAACCGATTCATTATAGTTCCACACCTCCCTGAACATGTCAGCATTGATCCCATTCTCTTCTAACTGAACAATCAAAGAGTTCAGATCTTTAGGGAAACACGTACCTCCAAATCCTCTATCCCTATCAATACCAGGAACCTGAGTGTGTGATTCTCCTATCCTACTATCAAGAGTTATACCTCTACGAACATTCTTATAATCCATACCAAACTTCTCACATACATCATATACCTTATTGAAATATGCTACCTTATAAGCAAGGAAAGTATTGGAAAAGTATTTAATTGCTTCACTCTCATCCGAAGAACAATGTATAATTTCATGATCTTCCCCATAATAGAGATAACCCCAATAGAGTTTAGCAACCCTTCCTGTAAGAAGAGAATCTCCACCTATAATAGTTCTCTCTGCATTAGCAAAATCATTGACAGCATTCCTAGCAGTAAGGAACTCTGGGTTATGAACTATCCATGTAAGACTATGCTTCTCTGCAAGTCTCTTTGTTGTCCCAATAGGAACTGTGGACTTGATGATAAAGGTTCGTTCCTCCAGTATATCCAAGTCCATTTTATCTACATCCTCAAAGAACTTCTCCAATATAGACAAGTCACAACTCCCATCCATCTTCATAGGAGTAGGAAGACATACGAATATAAACTCTTGATTCAATACTTCTTCTAGAGTATTAAATGATCTATTCTTATCTACATCGTAGATCTTAGTTTCTACTTTGTCTCTTACATTCTGGTAAACTGCATTACCAACAAATCCATTACCAACAATACCAATCATAGTTTCAACCTACTGAATCCTTTGAACTTTTCAAACTCCAACACATCATTGAACTTATCAAACAACTCATTCTTATGAGAGATGATAAAGACATTTGCATCCTTGATAATAAATCGTACAATCTTCAAGAACTCATCAGTACCAAGACCATCCAAAGAACTATCAAATACCTCATCCATGATTAGTAGATTAGTAGATACACTATTCTTATAATCACTTGCTATCTCTCTCCATGTGAATAAGAGAGCAAGGTCAATCCTCATCTTCTCTCCTTCAGAGAAAGAAGCATAAGAAAACTTCTCATGTACTGGTGTCTTTATATTCTCATTGAACTCCTCATCCAACGTAAAGTTGATATAGAAATCCATCTTCTGCAAGTAATAATTTACTCGCTTGTTTATTATAGGAAGGTACTTCTTTATAATAGTACTCTTGACACCATCATCTTTCAACAAGGTGTTAGTCTGTAGATTATATTCATTCTCTTCTTTAGTCTCTTCTAAGTCCTTTATAATCTGTTTTAGATTACCTTTATACTCTGCCAGTTTTACATCTTCAGCATCTCTGTTCTCAAGCTTATCGGTAATGTCCTGAATTTCTGATTCAAGACTCTTTCTGAGTTTACTTGAGTTAGAAATCTGAATATTAAGTTGAGAGGTTTCATTCTGGAGGGTAGTAATCTCCTTTTGCAGTTCAAAAAACTTACGTTCTTTTTCTTCTTCCTGAGTGATTGCCTGTTCAATTTCTGACAGACTATCTTGATGTTTAGAAAGAACCTGCTGGAGTTGGCCAATCTTATCTATACGAAATGCATTTTCTATATCTTGAGTACATGTAGGACAAACCGTATTGTCATCGAAGAACTCCTTCTCATGATTACATGTTTGTTCTTTGGATTGTATCTTACCTTTAAAACTTTGTAACTTTTTTAGAGTATCACCTGATCCAATATACTGTTCAATCTCATCCTCTTTCTTCTTGACCTTAGAGATGAGATCTTCAATACTCCCTTCATATGTGTCAGACTCTTTTTCAATTTCAAGAATCTTGTTCTGTTTCCTTTCAATTTCATTTTGTCCAGTCTGTTCTACAGATCTAATAAACTGCTGTTGCATTACTATTTTATCTGCAGCAGATTCTCTCTTCAGTTCAAGAGTCCTGAGAGTATCTTTAGATGCCTTTATCTTCTGCTTCATGATGTCAGACATAGAAGAGAAGACTTTGATATCTAGAAGGTCTTCTATGACCTCTCTCCTGTGTGGTGCATTCAACTGCATGAATGGTACAAAGGATGCACTACCTAGTATAACAATCTGGGTAAATGATTTATAATTTACTTTGAGTATACTAGTCTCCAACATCTTCTGTTGATCATTGGCATTAGCATCCTCATTTAGTTTCTTTCCACCACGATATAACTCAAACACATTAGGTTTGATACCCCTTATAATCTTATAAGGTATACCCTGTGCATCAAACTCAATCTCAACCTTAGTATCTTTCTCGTTAATTGAATTGACTAGTTGTCCTTTATTGATCTTCCTAAAAGGTTTACCAAATAAAGAAAATGTTAGAGCATCTAATAGAGTACTCTTACCTGCACCATTAGCACCAACAACCAAAGTATTCTTTGATTTGTTTAGATTGATACTAGTAAATTGATTGCCTGATGATAAAAAGTTTTTATAACGAAGATGTTTGAACTCAATCATTTAGTAGGTTTGGGTGGAATCACAATGTCCTCTCTACCAATAATAGTATATCTTGTTCCAGTCCTTTCACATGCTCCAATAGCAACCTTGTCAGCAACACTTACTACTTCCATCTCAGGATCACCTTGAGACTCAAGTAGCATTGCATAACGACTAGCATCATCTTTTTGCTCAAACATAAAGACAATCTTCTCACCATACTCATTCATTACAGCATATGCACCTTCATCTTTCATTCCTTTTACAGTGATAATATGCATTATACCATAACCTCAGAAGCTTGTCTATAAACGTCGTGTATCATTCCTTTTATTCTAGATTTATTTAGATCTGTCTCTATAGAATCTACATATCTATTCAAGAGAGTTACCGTATCTTCTGTGTCCTGATTGTGTTCTTTATCAAATAAAATATCATCTATAGTCTCTATGATCTTGACATCATGAGGTCCGGCTTTATACAAAGAATCAAGAAATCTCTCATACTCTTTCTGACTACTTTTCTTCTTTACTATAACCTTGACAATCTTCTCCTTATACTCATTGAACTTGAACAGTTGTCTAGGTGTATCATTATAATATATCTTCTTGTATAACTGATGTGGGTTATTGATTGTCTCTAGTTGTAATGTCTCTGTATCATATATGTGAAATCCTCTAGTATCATCTACATCATTCCAGAACATTTCATATGGATTACCTAGGTAGTATATCTTACCATTGCTAGACCTAGTATGGTAGTGTCCAGAAAATACTTGTTTGAATTTATTATAACATTCAAAGTCTGCTCCATTCTCCATAATATGACCATGTGTAGCAGTGAATCCATTCAACTCTAGATGACCCATAGCAACCTTACACTTACTCTTCTTGATCTTCTTATATGTACTCTCTGTATTCTCAATATTGATCCATGGTATGAATAGTATATTCAACCCACCTACTTCTAGTTCTGTAGTCTCAACAATAACTGTGGTATTATCGTAGCCTCGTAATAGTAAGTCGATACTATTGACTGAGTTAGTATTTTTATAATATGCTGTATGATTACCCACGATAGATATAAGATTCCTGCCCTCGTGTGCCAGACGATCAAAATAATTGTCTTTGGCCCACTGCAAACTATAGAGATCAATATTTTTGCGATTATCAAAGGTGTCGCCAAGATCAAGAACAGTTGATATACCCCTTTCTTGAAGCGTTGGAAAAAAGATCTCATCATAAAACTTCAGAAAGTAATCATGGTAGAACTTCGAACCTTTCTTGAATCCAAAATGCTGATCTGTAACAATGGCAACCTTCATTTAGATCTGTTTATGAGTGAAATAAACTTATCAGCAGCAAATGTACCACCAATACATACATCTATTTCATCACCATCCTTCCAGTTCTCAGTACCATC